AGTCTGCAAAGAAACATCAAAGAAATAAACGATAATCCCATCAACCCGGCCACCGAGCCGGGTTTTCTTTGCCTCTCGCCCAAAAAAAACACATAACCAATTGTATTTATTGATGTAACTCGCTAAACCATACAGTTCTGATCCCTGCCGCATAACCTTCATCAGCCACATTTTCAAAAATAAATTTCCTTATATATCAGAATCATACTTCGTAGAGTTAATAAATCACCAAAATTCGTACCAATAGTTCTTGATAATGTCGAACTATTGGTTCATTATTATCGTCATCAGCAGGACGCATTACTCACCATGGCGGTGAATATACAACGATTCAAACATGAATCTACGGCGCTGACAAAGCGCAATAACCAAAGTGAACTTTGGGGTGAATGCAGAAGCTAATCTTCTCGGCGGAGGCGCTTTGCAATGATTACGCGACCGGAGTTAGTCGCACGGCTGTATTCACCGCCAAAGTTCATCAGGAGGTCTATATGACACGCAGAACTCAGTTCAAAGGCAATTCACGTTCTCGTCGTCGTGAGCGTTTAAAGGCAAAGGCATTAGCTAACGGCGTACTGGCCCGCGAAGAAGCAATAAGTTCAGAAGTATTACACCGCCCTACTCTAAGCAGAGCGCAGATTCAGGCTAAAGGTACTCACGAAACGCCTGAGCGCATAGAAGACGCTAAGCCAATTAAGTTCATGGCACAGGACGTGATCTGGCAACAGAAAGAATACAGACGTAATCTGGAGAGAGCGGCCATTGTGTACGCGAATGAGTTTGGACATAAGCAACCAGAAACTGGTGTATGTCTTCCAAATGTAGCTCTTTACGCAGCAGGCTACCGGAAATCAAAACAACTGACGGCGAGGTAAGTGGTGAATCAGACATACATTCCATCATGCTTGAGAAATCTGCCAAAGCAGAAAGCAAAGCCCCGCAAGCAAGCCATAAAGGACGCTAAGTCAGAGGTTATTGATCAAGCAATACAATTGCTCAGGAAGGAGTTAAGAAGTGGCAAGCTCGAAGGAATGATGATGCCCTATCAGCGCGGATATCTATCGGCGATTAGTAAGTTGGAAGTATTGAAGAGTGAATTATGAACTATCTGGAATTTCCGGATGGTTCATTGTTTTGGCAGCAAACCAATTATTTGAGAGCTGATACATGAGAGTAAAAACTATGGGCGCAAGCCCATTAAGCGGTCGTATTTTTCAAGGAACATTAAACACTGAAAAAGGAATGTGGGTAGGAAAGAAAGAAGATGTCACCGATCAAGCAGTTAAGGCAGTAGCCGAACACCTGATGATAAAAGACCAGAAATATGCATACGAAACGAAGGATGGCAAATGGCTGATAATAAGTCATCAACTGGTTGATAAATTACCAGAAGAGTTTGTTGATGGTTAAATTTGCTTTGGAATAAGCAACAGAATAAACACTGCACTGTGTATTCATTCCAACGAGTGAATACACGGAGCAATGTCGCTCGTAACTAAACAGGAGCCGACTTGTTCTGATTGTTGGAAATCTTCTTTGCCCTCCAATGTGAGGGCGATTTTTTATCTATGAGGATATGAATAGATGTCAAACATCAAAAAATACATCATTGATTACGACTGGAAAGCATCAATAGAAATTGAAATCGACCATGACGTAATGACAGAGGGAAAACTTCACCAGATTAATAATTTCTGGTCAGACTCTGAATACCGACTCAATAAACATGGCTCTGTATTAAATGCTGTATTAATCATGCTGGCGCAACATGCTCTGCTTATAGCAATTTCGAAAGACTTAAATGCATATGGTGTTGTTTGTGAGTTCGACTGGGATGATGGAAATGGTCAGGAAGGATGGCCTCCAATGGATGGTAGTGAAGGAATAAGAATTGCCGATATCGATACATCAGGAATATTTGATTCAGATGATATGACTATCAAAGCCGCCTGAGCGCGGCTTTACCGCATACCAATAATGCTTCACGAGAGGCATTTTCGTTATGCAATCAAATATAAGGAGTTACCCATGATGCACTTTCAGCTCGCGGGTAGCGGCGTCATGTCCGCTTTCTACCCGCACGAATCTGAATTATCACGCCGAGTTAAACAATTAATCAGAGCAGCAAAGAAACAACTGGAGGCGTTATGCGCAATGAAATAGCCATCAATCACCAGATGCTTCGTGCAGCACAGAACAAAGCAGTAATAGCCAGATTTATTGGTGATTCAAAAATGTGGCTTGAAGCAAATAAAGCGATGAAATCAGCTATCAACCTTCCGTGGTATCGCAGGAAATGAGCTTTACAGATAACTGGTCAGACGAAGAATTCATTCGTCAGATGAAAGAATTAATCGGTAACGAAGGAGATATTCATGTCACTTGCAACCACAGTGAAGGAGAGCAAGTTACAGAGACGCATGTACACGCAGCAGGCGTTAATGTATCGCCAGAAGGGAGATCGTGAAGGTGTTCGCGTATTTTTAAATGCGGCAAAGACTGAAGTATTAAATCAGCGTTATTTACTTGGGCCGTGTCCATTCTGAGAACAATCATATGAGCAAAGAATTTTACGCAAGACTGGCAGCTATTCAGGAGAATCTGAACGCGCCAAAGAATCAGTACAACTCATTCGGCAAATATAAATACAGAAGCTGCGAAGACATTCTTGAAGGCGTTAAGCCGTTACTGAATGGCCTGTTTTTATCAATCAGCGATGAAGTTGTGTTGATTGGTGATCGGTATTACGTGAAAGCCACGGCAACTATTACCGATGGCGAAAACAGTCATACAGCAACCGCTCTTGCACGAGAGGAAGAAAGCAAGAAAGGAATGGATTCTGCACAAGTTACTGGAGCTACAAGCTCTTATGCACGCAAGTATTGCCTCAATGGTTTGTTCGGCATTGATGATGCGAAAGATGCAGATACAGACGAGCATAAACATCAGCAGAGCGCAGCAGCAAAGCAATCAAAACCATCACATACACCTGAACAGGTTCTAAAAGCATTCACTGACGCAGCATTGCAGAAAAACACCGTGGAAGAGCTTAAACAGGCGTTCGCCAAAGCGTGGAAGATGCTCGAAGGCACACCGGAGCAGCAAAAAGCGCAGGACGTTTACAACATCAGACGAGACGAATTAGAAGGAGCGGCTGCTTAATGGCACATTCGATTACTGTAAGACTAAACAAGCCCGCAAGAGAGTTTCAGGCCGGGGAAAATATCGGATTCAACATCCGTGCTGGCGTTCAGTATTACGATCGCCAGACAAAAAAGAAAGAATGGACAAACTACAGCGCCGTTGTATTTGCCAAGCCGGGAGCGCAAGCGGATTACTACCGTAGTGTTCTTGTTGAAGGAGGCATTGTAGAAATTACCGGAGAAAACATCAGGGTTGATGTTTATCAGGGGCAAAATGGTCAATCAATCACTCTTGAATTACTGAATGCAAAGATTGGATTTGCAACTTCAGGAAACAGCCAACAGCAGCAAAGTAGCAATCATCAAAATCATCCTGAATACGACGATTCAATTCCCTTCTAGATTAGCAAAATAAGGATTCCATTATGCCAGCGCCTCTGTATGGTGCGGATGACCCGCGCCGCTGTTCCGGCAATTCCGTATCGGAGGTGCTGGATAAATTCAGAAAAAACTACGACCTGATAATGTCGCTACCGCAGGAAACGAAAGAGGAAAAGGAATTTCGCCACTGTATATGGCTTGCAGAGAAAGAAGAACGCGAGCGAATTTACCAGACATCAATCCGACCATTCCGCAAAGCCACATATACCCACTTCCCTGAATATATCGACCCGCGCCTGCGTAATTACCGCTCACGCTATGGCGCTATCAGTAATGACTGAGGAATTTACCATGAGAGGACTTGCATACAATCCCGGCATTCTTCCGGCAGAAATGATTATTCGCCAACGCGTAAAGCCAATGCCATCGAGAGAGGAATTGCTTAAGAGAAATAGTTTCGGTTCTGTTAATGACAACAGATATCTGAATGCGATGTGGCGGAGTGGGAAAAAATGAAACAAATGTCACTAATTGAGATGGATGGATTTCTGAAAGGTAAATGCATCCCAAGTGATTTAAAGGTTAACGAAACAAATGCTGAATATCTGGTGCGTAAGTTCGGTGAACTTGAATCAAAACTAGAAACGGCGTTGCGTGAGTGTCGTTCTGCTGGAATCACGATTGATAACCTTGAGGCTAAATGCGCGAAGATGGCTGCTGAAAATACCTCGCTTAAGCAATCTGAGAAGGAATTTAATGACTTTTGTCGTGAGGAGTTTAGCGAATGGGAAGATGATGTTACTGAAACCCCAGCCACCGATGCTTTCCTGGCTGAAGTACGGGCGCAGGGGGTAGAGATGTACGCAGATAATCTCGAAAACGGAGCAGATGACGCAGAACGAGGTGGTTTTGATTATGCCGTTAAGTTTCTACGCAGTGAAGCGTCTGGTGTACGTTTGTTCGCCGACCAGCTTCGCAAAGGAGGCAACCAGTGACTGTATGTCTTATTGATAAACGTCGACGTGGGCAACAAATACCATCTGTTGAAATGCCGAATCACACATGGTTTTGCGTACTTGATATCGATGGTATGGATACGTTGATCGACACTCGTCATTACTGCGATACCGCAACAGCTACTCCTGCAAAAGCAAAGAAAATGGCTGCTCTGATAGAAAACTGGACTCCACCTGATGGTTGGTGCAATGGGAATGATCGAGATTGGCACGAAAAAATGAAGGGCTATATCTGCGATTTCTTACGTAAATGCAACGGATTCAGGGTGATGTGACATGAACAAGATTGACTATCAGGCACTGCGTGAAGCGGCAGAGAAAGCCGGTGAAGATAAGTGGCAGGCTAAAAAAATAAATGGTGATTTTTTCGTTATTCGTCACGGTAGTTATACAAGACAGCATGGCTACACATCGTATCAACCCATTGCGGAGATTGATTGTAAGCCAGTCCGGGATTTTGTTGCCAAGGCTAATCCGGCTACCGTGCTGGAATTACTGGATGAACGGGAAAGGAACCAGCAATACATCAAACTCCGCGATCAGGAGAACGAGGAAATTGCGCTAACGGTAGGGAAACTGCGTGTTGAGCTGGAAGCCGCAGAGAAGCGCATTGCTGAGCTGCAGTTGCGGGAGGTTGTGCTTCCGCAATGCTATAGCATGTTGCATCGCGTCGATTTTGACGAGCCTTACCACACTGAAATGGTTTACAGCAGCATCAGGTTCTTGAGGCACTGCACAACGCTGGAATAAACGTCACCGAAGCAGGTAAAGGAGAGGCATCATGAGCACTATTCCCAAAGAACGTCTGGAACAATTAGCATCTGGAAACGCATGGTATTGCGTTCAAGATGACGAAGCGGCTGAGCTGGCGCGTATCGCGCTGGCATCGCTCGAAGCGGAGCCATATGGATATGTGCATAAAGCGGCATATGAGAAAACAGGCAGTTGCGGGTTGTCGAATGACCGTGAAGCCTATCGATACAGTTCAACTCACGTGGCCGTTTACACCGCACCGCCAGCGCCGGTATCTGTGCCTGCTGCGATGGAAATGGATGATGACTTTGACAGCGCGTTTGAACACGGAAAAGCTGTCGGATGGAACGCCTGTCGTGCCGCTATGCTTCAGAGTCAAGGTAATTGCATTAAGGATGGTTGGATAAGCTGTAGTGATCGAATGCCGGAAGACACCAAAATGTTACTGGCATTTAGTCAAGGTGAAATCGTGGCCGCATATTGGAACTGGGTTGTAAATCCAATTGATTACAAAAAATATAGAGCTTTCACGTATTTATCAGGAAATATCTTGGATGACGTAACTCACTGGATGCCGCTACCAGAGCCTCCACTTTGAAAGCGAAGCTTATACATATCTTTTACATCAGCAATCTATTGTTAATCTCCAATCAATGTTACGTTGTCATCTCACTCATGCTTTGGAGGTAGTGATATGTCTTGTCCAAAATGCGGTTCTGGAAATATTGCAAAAGAAAAAACAATGCGTGGATGGTCTGGTGATTATGTGTGCTGCGATTGCGGATACAACGACTCTAAAGACGCATTTGGAGAGCGTGGTAAAAACGAGTTTGTCAAAATTAATAAAGATCGCGAAGGCAACGGAAAAAGCTAATTTATTTATTCATATATGAAAACAATGTAACCAATATTCGATTTGAAGAACTGAAAGAACACCAAGCCGCCTGATGGCGGTTTTTTTATTGGAGACAAGAAATGTCAGATTTGGCTATGAAGGTTTTGAAATGGCAATCGACTGGCGATGTTGGCATCAGTAGCGCAACTCTTGCCTCAATCGCATGTGGACTGAAAAAGAATATCTATGGTCATAGCTTCGGTGCTCCACATGACGCAGCAGATTTCCGACGATGCGTTGCGCTTGTCGAGCAGATTCCAGAAATCAGGGATTCATTCGACAAGGTTGCAAAGCGCGTTCCGGCATTCAAAGGCATCCTCAACGAATGGGATTCTCTCGTTGCTCTGTTGAAGTCTGAAATGAAGATACACGGAAACAAAGCACCAGAGACTTACAGAAGAATTAGCGAGTTACGCAAGGACTAACCACAGCCTCACACTCGATGAGGCCTGTTCATTTCTCAAGATATCCAGACCTACCGCAATAATACCAACTCAATAAATGGAGATTCCAAGTGGAAGAAGAAATCTTCACTCGTGAAGAGGCAGCATCGTATCTGAAGGTAGACAAAGGCACTATCACGCAGTGGATACGAAGTGGACGACTTCAGGCCGCAAAGATAAATCCAGATAAACCTAAAAGTCCATATCGCATTTGCAAGTCAGACTGCATTGCGGCGCTTAAGTCTGTGAGACACAATAGCGCGGTGAATGCGGTTGATGTGCAGGAGGTTAAAGCATGTCAATCAAACTACGCGGTGGCACGTGGCACTGTGATTTCGTCGCGCCAGATGGATCAAGAGTTAGACGCTCTCTTGAAACATCGGACAAAAGGCAAGCGCAAGAACTTCACGATCGTCTGAAAGCAGAAGCGTGGAGAGTAAAAAATCTCGGGGAATCACCGAAAAAGCTATTCAAGGAAGCCTGCATACGGTGGCTGCGTGAGAAATCGGATAAGAAGTCCATTGATGATGACAAGAGCATTATATCGTTCTGGATGTTGCACTTCAGAGAAACCATTCTCTCTGACATAACAACAGAAAAAATAATGGAGGCGGTAGACGGGATGGAAAACCGCCGCCATCGCCTGAACTGGGAGATGAGCCGGGACAGGTGTTTGCGGCTTGGCAAGCCAGTGCCGGAGTATAAACCAAAGCTTGCAAGCAAAGGAACGAAGACGAGGCATCTGGCAATACTTCGCGCCATTCTCAATATGGCTGTTGAATGGGGATGGCTTGACAGGGCACCCAAAATATCAACACCACGCGTTAAGAATGGACGCATCAGATGGCTTACAGAGGAGGAATCGAAGCGCCTGTTTGCAGAAATTGCTCCTCATTTCTTCCCTGTGGTCATGTTTGCAATCACGACAGGCCTTCGCCGTTCCAACGTTACAGACCTTGAGTGGTCACAGGTCGATCTGGATAAGAAAATGGCATGGATGCACCCTGATGAAACAAAAGCTGGCAATGCGATCGGAGTTCCTCTTAACGAAACCGCATGCCAGATATTAAGAAAACAGCAGGGGCTCCATAAGAGATGGGTATTTGTCCACACCAAACCTGCCTACCGAAGCGACGGAACAAAAACAGCAGCGGTAAGGAAGATGAGAACCGACAGCAACAAGGCATGGAAGGGAGCGTTAAAGCGGGCAGGCATTAGCAACTTCCGCTTCCATGACCTGAGGCATACCTGGGCAAGCTGGCTGGTTCAGTCCGGTGTCTCTCTTCTTGCACTTAAAGAGATGGGAGGATGGGAAACTCTCGAAATGGTTCAAAGATACGCCCACCTTTCAGCCGGGCATCTCACCGAGCACGCGAGCAAAATCGATGCGATTATAAGTCGCAATGGCACAAATACGGCACAAGAGGAGAACGTAGTTTACTTAAATGTGAGGTAACTTATTGATTTAAATGGTGCCGATAATAGGAGTCGAACCTACGACCTTCGCATTACGAATGCGCTGCTCTACCAACTGAGCTATATCGGCCCTGAAAGGACATGTTCACGAACGTGAATCACGGTGGACAAGGTTAAAACTAACCGGGCGATGCGTCAATGGCCTTGTGAATCAAATGGCTACTTTTGCATCACCCGGTTTTATTTACGCACGAATGGTGTAATCACCAATGCCGATCCACTTGTAAGTGGTCAGTGCTTCCAGCCCCATTGGGCCACGCGCGTGGAGTTTTTGTGTGCTTACCGCCACTTCCGCACCCAGACCAAACTGGCCGCCGTCGGTAAAACGCGTAGAGGCGTTAACGTAAACAGCGGACGAATCCACTTCGTTAACAAAACGCTGGGCGTTGCGCATATCGCGGGTCAGGATCGCATCGGAGTGTTGTGTGCCGTGTTCACGAATATGGGCGATGGCATCGTCAAGATCGCTGACGATTTTGACGTTCAAATCTAATGACAGAAACTCATCGTCATACTCTTCGGCTTTAACAGCAACCACCTTCGCAGGGCCTGCCTGCAACTGCGCCAGTGCAGCTGCATCTGCGTGTAATGTCACGCCGCTTTCCGCCATTTGTTTGCTTAATGCGGGCAGGAAGCTATCGGCGATGTTTTTATTCACCAGCAACGTTTCAACCGTATTACATGTGCTCGGACGCTGAGTTTTCGCGTTGACGATCACTTTTAATGCTTCAGCGATCTCTACACTTTCATCAACGTAAATATGGCATACGCCTATACCACCTGTGATCACCGGGATTGTCGACTGTTCACGGCACAGTTTATGCAAACCAGCGCCACCACGCGGGATCAGCATGTCGATGTATTTATCCATACGCAGCATTTCACTGACCAGCGCACGGTCAGGATTATCAATCGCCTGCACGGCACCCGCCGGTAAGCCGCAGGATTTCAGGGCGTCCTGAATCACCGCCACCGTTGCAGCGTTAGTGCGACACGTTTCTTTGCCACCGCGCAGGATCACCGCATTACCGGTTTTCAGGCACAGCGAAGCGACATCAACCGTCACGTTCGGGCGCGCTTCATAAATCACGCCAATAACCCCCAGCGGTACGCGACGACGCTCAAGACGCAGGCCGCTGTCCAGTACGCTGCCATCGATTACCTGCCCCACCGGATCGGCGAGGTTACACACCTGGCGCACATCATCGGCAATGCCTTTCAGCCGTGCGGGCGTCAGTGCCAGACGGTCAAGCATCGCTTCGCCAAGGCCATTGGCACGCGCGTCAGCAACATCCTGGGCGTTAGCGTTGAGGATGATTTCGCTTTGTGCTTCCAGTTCATCGGCGATTTTTTCCAGCACGCGATTTTTTTCGCGGCTGGAGAGTTGCGCTAATTTATACGAGGCTTGCTTCGCGGCAATGCCCATTTGTTCCAGCAT